ACCTTGCTGGTCTTCTGAACACAGAAATAAACACTGTACAGAATGGTATCTTTACTCTCAACAACGCTATTACTTCTGTTGGTACTCAGGTGGGCATGAGCGGATTGCAAATTTAGAACGCTATCCAGAGTGGTAATGCATCTATAGCAAGCCAGATCTGTCAGTGCTGCTGCGAGAATCGTTTGGCTATTGCCAACCAGACCAACGCACTGCAGTCTCAGATGGCCGCAAATCAAGCAGCTGATCAGCTTTCAGTATGTCAGCAAACAAACACACTGAGCACACAGGCTGAGCGTAATACTCGCGACATCGTAGATGCAATACAGAGTCAGAGTGTAATGATCAACGATAAGTTCTGTGATCTCGAAAAGAGAGAGCTGCAGGATAAGATCAACTCTTTGACAGCTGACAATGCTCTGTTGCGTTCTAATATAAACAATGACCGCCAGACTGCATTCATTAACGAGAAATTTAATAATGTTGCTACTGAGCTTGCAACTATTAAGGCTTCACAGCCTAATACAGTACCTGTACAGTGGCCTCAACTGACCGCAGTTAATACTACTCCATACATGGGAGGTTTCTACGGTGGTTGGAATGGTTGGAGCAACAATGTTTCATTTTAATAGTAAGTGATATGGGGTGCTTTAATGTAACTACAAACGTAAATGGAGTTCCATACTTAAGCACAACTAACGTAACTGTAACTGATACAGCGGTAGACTTTGCTTTAGGTTTCCGTCGTATTCAACCTGTTGGTTACTTTACAGTTCGTATCTAGGATGCTATTCCTGAGGGCACTACTGGCACATTGCCAATAACCCTCACATTGAATGGTACAGCTAGACCGCTTACTTTCTTTAATGGAACCCCTGTAACTGCAGCCGATTTAACAGGCACAGGTATTATTACGGTCTTCAATGATCGGTTTAATGGCATACTGCAGATAACATCTGCTGTAGCAGCTTAATATTAACATTTTAACATTATTAAATTATGGTAGTTATTGAAATGCGTGACGCTGCGTATGAGACAGCGTTTGAGCTACTTGACGAAGCTAAGCTGAATGCTAAAAAGACTAAGCTTACTTTGTGTGAGTTAGAGAACGCTATGTACGATTGTTACGATGCGTCAATGGATGAACAAGAACGTTCACTTGAAGAAGGCGAAATGAGCCTTCGTGGTGTAACTGAATCAGATAAAGAATACCGCCACGATGACGAAGAGAGCGGGATTAAGTCTTATATGAAACGTATGGGTCATAGAGGCCGTGGTCTCCGTATGCGTCGTCGCTTCGCGTGATGTAAATATGCTCTCAGGGGCTTCGGCCCCTGTACAGCATAATTAATATTATGTTTTCTACACTTAGAAATGGCTCTACTATCTATATACTAGATAGGACGAGTACGCCCGAAGTAAAAATCGGGTACGTTGAAAATGTATCTACACCACGCCCAATGTATCCTACTTACAATCCTTCAGTTAGTCTTGGTACTAATATGTAGACTGTAGTAGATATAACGACACGCGTAGACGATGAGAAGAAAGAATTCTGTGTACCAGCAAGTCTGTCATTACATACTTATGGTGATTATACTCTTAGCGAAAGTAAAGAGGCTATGATATCAGAAGTAGACGGGCTTCTACAATCAAATAAAGACATATTGGATAGTATGGATAAACGCAAATCCGATATGGCAGCTTATGAAAAGATCCTTAAGACATTAAACCCAGTATATGCTAAAGAGCAAGAACGGGATAGTGCTATAACCGATCTTTCGTAGAGAGTAGATAGTATACAGGATACGTTAGATAGACTTGAATCCTTATTAAAGAATAAACAATAATCTTCGTTATGGCAGCACAATATATACAACTAGGGAATAAAGGTTGGAATGTTTTAGTGTACTATAACGCAGGACGAGAAGATTTTGCAGAAATAGAAGATTCGTTACTGCAATTAGATTGTCCAAAAAAGCATATAATTGCTGCGTATAACGCTCTCGGTAGAAAGAATACCGGATTTACTTTTAGTAATACTGATTATAAGATGAGCATTGTGTGTATAGGTAAAACTACAAACGTTAGCTAGTTTGTTAATACTGCAATACATGAAGCTAAACATGTATAGTCACATATATGTGAATATTACGGCATAGATGAAGACTCTGAAACAGCCGCCTACCTTATTGGGTATCTTGTACAACGTATGTATAAGATGCTTGAAAAAATACTGAGCTTTTATGTTTGATATAAAAGGTAATAAAATATCTCTCAACACCGAAGACTTAGCCATACCGCCATTTAGAGATCATTTCAATGGTGCTGAGGATAAGTCTTAGGCGTTGAAGGAGATCGAATATGTAATATGGCTTTATAAATGGAATACACCATATGAAGCGTACCCTATATCGGAACGGGCTTCTATCGTAGCAAAGGATGTATTTCACGATGAAAAATATGAACCCACTGCATAGGTAAAACAGCTAGCGTAGCGCTTTACGGAGTTTCAAGAAACTCCAGGAACAAGATTGCTTGCGGCATCATAGACTGCAGCGGAGGGGCTAATAGCTGCCCTAAATGACTACTCGTAGGGTAATATGGATATAGACACCGCTATTAAAGTAACACGTATTTTAAAGGATGTCGGAAACATAGTTAAGTCTCTAGATGTGGCTATGAAATAGGCTAAGGCTGAGTAGTTAGAGACAGGTAAAGTTAAAGGTGGAGGTGTTATAGGCCTCTACGAAATGTAATATATAATATGGAAAGAAAAGTATTACTTAAAGACCTTGTAAGTACTGGCACTCACATTCGTACAGAATTTATGCCAAAAGCCGTAATTTCAGACAATGGTAAACAACACGTTGCTGAATTTTGGGACGCTAATAAAACAATTGATGTTATTGTAAACAACTCGCATGCTCAACACGATAATATTCGTGAGCTTGATGAGTATGCTCATGGAGAAGAAGCTAGAGCTAAAGCGGCCGAAGATGCTTTAAACAAAAAGATCGATGACGAAATTTAGGATCGTAAAGATGATGTAGATGCCGAACAGGAGAGAGCTGAAGCAGCAGAACAAGCATTGAACCAGGCTAAAGCAAATAGTGCAGATCTCGCTACTGTAGCAACATCGGGTTCATATACCGATTTGATCAACACACCGGATATTGCAAGCCTTATAGCTAGAATCGAAGCGCTTGAAGCAATCATAACACCAACTGAATCTTAAAATACTGAAGCTGTATGATATTAGGTATAAAGAAAAAACAAGCACTTAAGGATCTTGCATAGTTTGGTACATCTGCCAGAAGAGATATGCATCCGAATGTGCTCATCGGTAATTATCCGCCTAGTCACCCTGTATTTAAAGAAGGCGATATACTTGATGCTAATGCTACGCTCAACCTTGTACTTCAAAATAAAGGAAGATGCTGTAACTCTGATGATTCTAATATAGATTCTGAAGAGATTGCAACAATGATTGCTAAGGCAATTAGCGAAGCTGGCCTTAAGGGAGAAAAGGGTGACAAAGGAGATAAAGGTGATAAAGGAGAAACTGGCGAAAGAGGTGAGCAAGGAGAGACTGGAGATCCTTTTACGTACGAAGATTTCACAGAAGAATAGTTAGAAGCACTTAAAGGCCCTAAAGGAGAACCTGGAGAGCGAGGTCTTACTGGCGAATAGGGTGAACAAGGTGCTCCTGGTCGTGATGGTACAGATGGTCAAGACGGTGTAACTCCGCATATTGATTCTCAATCAGGCCATTGGTTTATAGGCGATACAGATACTGGAGTAAGAGCATAGGGTGCTGAAGGACAAGCTGGTCATGATTTTACATATGAAGATTTTACACCATAGCAACTAGCTGCCTTAAAAGGTCCTAAAGGAGACAATGGTACTGATGGCGTTTCTCCAACTATCGGAATGAACGGCAACTGGTTTATTGGAAGTACCGATACTCAAGTTAAAGCTCGTGGAAACGATGGTACAACACCTCTTATTAGAATAAACCCAACAACCCTTGAATGGGAAGTATCTACTAACGGTGGAACATCTTATACGTCTACTGGGGTAGTTGCAAAAGGACCTAAAGGAGATACCGGATCACAAGGTTTACAAGGTGTCCAAGGAGCAACTGGTGCTCAGGGTCCAAAAGGTGATACTGGCGCTACCGGTGCGTAGGGACCTCAAGGTGAACAAGGTATTTAGGGTGAACGAGGCTTACAAGGAATATAGGGTCCCGCAGGACCTACTGGAGCTCAAGGACCTAAGGGAGATACTGGTGATCCATTCTCGATATATAAAAGCTACTCGTCTATTTCTGATATGAATGACGATGCAGGTAACGTTGCAGAAAATAAATTTGTAATCATATCGAATAGCGATCCTTCATATACAGATAATGGAAAATTGTATATGAAGACGAGTAATGGCTTTAATTACATATCTACACTTAGCGGTGCTGCAGGAATCAAAGGTGATAAAGGCGATAAAGGAGATAAGGGTGATACAGGTGCCGATGGCGCTCAGGGACCTAAAGGTGATAAGGGTGATCAAGGTATCCAAGGTATCCAAGGTATCCAAGGACCTAAAGGTGATAAAGGTGACAGCGGTGCAGATGGTCCGTAGGGTCCAAAAGGTGAACAAGGCCCTAAAGGCGACAAAGGCGATAAAGGAGATAAAGGTGATAAGGGCGACAAGGGCGATAAAGGTGACGATGGTATTGGTATAAAGAGCGTAGTACAGACCACTACCTCTACTGATAACGGAGGAATAAACGTTCTTACTGTAACCCTGGATGATGATAGAACAGCACAATTCCAAGTAAGAAACGGAAACGCTGAAACTGTCGATTCATATACTAAATCTGAGATAGATGATATTATAGATCAAATACAAGGACAAGTATCTTCTATACACGGAAACATGACTGTAGTAGCTGCTGGTTCTATAGAAGAACCTTTATATTTAGCATACGTTTCTATGGATGAAACCAACGCAAAGAAAGTAACTCATATCTCATTCACATGGGAAAACGATGAGACTGGCGTTATTTATGGAAACAATATGCAGTATTATGAGGAAGCTACGTTCGGAGATCTTGTACTTAGAAACGTGTGGTGTACTCCAATATAGACGACTCTTCCAACATCTGTAACGTATACTGCGTTTCTATACGGTTAGGTAATGTCTCCGATATCAGAGAATAGATATAATCACGCATTTATGCAGTAGAGCGAATATCTTGCTCTAAACGAACCTGACGATAATACAATATATTTCTTGTGGGGAGATCCAGAAACATCACAGTTCCCTGCAGAATTCCCTATTGTTCTTGGATAACACAATAAACTATGGTAGACTTTAATAAGAAAATTTTAAACTCTGACAAATTTAGATAGGCGGCCATCTTCTTCTAGTAGAATGGATGTTATACTTTAGCGCCGCGTGGAACTACCGATTATATACAATATTGGGATCGCGAAACTGATCGCTGTCTAAACGGTTATGTCGCTCCCGATGGGGATGCTATTACAGGCTACCACTATTTTTATTTAAATTACTGTCCTATAATGAAGCTCGACGAAGTTGAATATACTGACAGATACGGCAATACAAGAAAACGTCGTGAACGTATATTTGGCTTCCCGAGGTTCTGGGACTACGATTATTATTATTTCAACGCTATAGAACAAGCTGAAGATGAAGGAAAGCATATGGCTGTACTTAAAGCTCGTCAAAGAGGATACTCTTTCAAAGGAGCATCAATGCTTGTTCGTAATTACGAACTTATAAAAGGTTCACAAAACTTTGCTGTAGCTTCAGAACAGAAGTATTTAACTGGTGACGGATTGCTTACTAAAGCGTGGTAGATCATGGATTTCATAGATAAAAACACAGAATGGTCTAAGCAACGTCTTGTTAATACTCGTATGGAGCGTGTATCTGGTTTCAAAGTAAAAGATGAGTTTGGTAAAGAAACGGAACAAGGTTATATGTCACGTATAGCTGGTATTACTTTGAAGAATGACCCTGAACGTATTCGTGGTACTCGTGGTAGACTTGTACTATGGGAGGAGGGTGGTAAATTCCCAAATCTACTTACAGCGTGGCGTATTGAACAACCTGCTGTAGAAACTGACGATGGTAAAGCTTTCGGTCTAATGATAGGCTTCGGTACTGGTGGTACTGAAGGAGGTAGCTTTGATGGTCTAAAGGAACTATTCTATAAACCAGACGCATACAATGTTCTTAGCTTCCCAAACATATGGGATGATAAAGCTGAACAAACTAATTGCGGATTCTTTGTTCCTTCTTGGAGTAACATGGAAGGACACAATGAGCAAGGACAACCTTTAATGGATTCCGATGGAAACAGCATAAAAGAACTTGCTATAGAAGAACTCATTCATCAGCGTAATAAAATTAAAGATGGGGGCGCCAGTCAGTAGTCTATAGATAGATTTATATCTGAACGTCCTATTAAACCATAGGAAGCTGTACTGGAGCTTGGTAAGAACATATTTCCTCGTAAGATGCTGATGGACCAATTAACCCGCATTAGAACAAACAAAAAGCTTTAGAATATGAAGCACGTTGTGGATCTTTCGTGGAACGGTAATGGTGGCGTTGAAGCACATGAAAAGAAATCTGGTGATATAACTACTTACCCATTAAAGAAAGATGACAAACCAAGCGGATCGGTAGTCATATGGGAATACCCAATCCCAGATCCCCCATTCGGATTATACATTGGCGGTTGCGACCCGTATGATCATGACGAGTCGTTCACTAACTCCTTAGGATCGACGTTTATTTTTAAACGCGTTAAAGCAGGAGAAGCCTGGAACGACGTGATAGTAGCAGAGTACACAGGAAGGCCTGACACAGCGGAAGAATATTATGAGAATGTAAGAAAACTTCTCATGTTCTACAATGCCAGGCTGTTGTTCGAGAATGAACGTAAGGGTATATACCCATACTTCACGAACAAACACTGTGACTATCTGCTAGCTGATCAACCAGATAAAATCATTACGGAAGTCTTTAAAGACAGTAAAGTACAGCGCCGAAAAGGCTGTCACATGACAAAACAGATTAGGGCCTACGGAGAAGGAAAAATACTAGAATGGCTTCTCGAAGAATACGAAGAAGGTCATCCTAATCTAGAAAGAGTATACAGCGAACCCTTAATAGAAGAGCTAATAATGAATGACGGAGAACGAAACGTAGACCGTCTAATAGCTCTATGTATGGTTATGATATATAGAGAAGAACTATACTAGGTTAAGGTGTCAGCTGCAAAGGAACAAAACAAACAGGTTGAACTCTTCGAATTGCCGTTATTCAGTTAGCGCTATTGGGATGCTGGTGATAACGACGTGAAAGACGATATACCTTTATTTAGCTTTTAACAATGGTTAGAGTAGAAGATAATTTATACAACATCTCATTTCCTTAGCAAAAACTCCCGTTAAAGAAAAAAGATGAAAAGTGGCAGCACGATTGTGTTGACTTTATTATAGGCGAGGGAAATGTTACGTCTGGTGTCACAGCAGATACACCTTTCGGAGAATTATAGACCTACTACAACCTTTATAATTCTATATTTGATGAAAAAGACTTCAAGCGAATCACAAACCCGTTCAAAGTAGAAGACGGGTTTCCCGCTACTCCTCAAGATTTCAATATAATAAGGCCTAAGGTAGACCTCCTTATAGGTGAAGAGACAAAGAGGCCAATGAACTTCAGGGTAGTGAGAACGTCGTAGGAAGCCGCATCAGAACTTATGGACAAGGAGAAAGAGATGCTTATGCAATATATAATGGCATCTATTACAGCTCGTATGAGTCCAGAAGAAGCTGAACAATTCTAGCAACAGCTTTAGAATGGTGAAGTAATGCCACCAGAAGCAATTGCTAAGTATATGACAAAAGATTATAAAGACGTTGTAGAGAATACTGCATATCACACTCTCACATATTTAAGAGAAAAACTAAGCTTAGACAATGAATTTATTAAAGGTTGGAAAGATGCTCTTATCGCTGGTACCGAGATATACTACGTGGGCGTGCAGAACGATGAGCCTTATATGGAGAGGGTGAATCCAATGTTCTTTGGATATGATCACAGTCCTGATCTTGAGTTTATTGAAGACGGTTCTTGGTGCTGCAGAAAGATGCGCTTACCAATGGCTGAAATATATGATAGGTATTACGATAAACTTACAGAGAAGGATCTCAATAAGCTCCACGAAATGCTTACTGGTAGACCTGTCAATGATATGGGAGATAAAGATATTGTTGATAACTTTGGTGGTGGTATCCGTATGAGAATATACGACAATCCAATATTTGACCAGAAGGGTAGATATACTATTAATGTATGGCATTGTTGTTGGAAATCATTTAAAAAGATCTATTATGTCACTTACTTCGATGAAGCTGGTCAAGCGCAAGTAGAAATAGCAGACGAATCCTACAAGAAAACAGGTATGGAAATCTCTGTTGAACCAGATTGGATTATAGAAGTATGGGAAGGATATCGTGCAGGTTCTGATTTATACTTTGGCATTCAGCCTCTTGAATATCAGCACGTATCTCTCGATAACCCAAATTCTCAGAAGCTTCCCTATTGCGGATGCGTTTATTCTAATACCAATAGTCGTCCTAGGTCCTTGGTTAGCATCCTTAAGCCTTTACAGTATATGTACATAGTACTTTGGTACAGACTTGAATTGGCTATAGCAAGAGACAAAGGAAAAGTAATAAACATGGATATTACATAGATTCCTAAGTCTATGAATATTACTCCAGACAGGTGGATGCACTACTTGTCTAGTGTTGGTGTAAACTTTATTAATCCTTATGAAGAAGGTTGGAATGTACCAGGAAGAGAAGGCGGAAAGCCTGCTACGTTTAATCAAATTGCTTCTCTCGATCTTACTATGTCGAACGTAATCGCTGAGTATATTCAGTTGATGGACAAGATCGAACAATTGGCAGGTACTATATCTGGTATTACAGAACAACGTGAAGGTGCTATTAGTTCTAGTGAGCTTGTGGGTAATGTAGAACGTAGTGTTGTACAATCTTCACACATTACAGAACCTTTGTTCTGGGCACACAACCAGTGTAAACGTCATGCTTTAAATATGCTGCTTAATACAGCACAAGGTGCATGGAGACAGACTGGCAAACAGAAGCTTAGTTATATCTTCGATAATGGTGAACGTGCATATCTTGATATTACAGAGAAGTTCTACTATGAAGATATGGATGTGTTTGTAAGCGATACTTCTAAGGATATGGAGAATATCCAGAAGTTACAGCAGCTTATTCAGCCAGCTATGCAGAATGGTGCTAGCTTACTTGAAGCAGCTGAAGTACTTACTAACGACAACTTTAACATTATTAAGCAGAAGCTTAAGGAAATGCAGGAGCGTCAAGAGCAAGCTGTACAGCAACAGCAAGAAGCTGAACAACAGCAGGCTGTACAACTTCAGCAGATGCAGAATGAATAGCGTGAGCAAGAGCTTATGCTTGAAGAAGCTAAGATGGAGCTTGAGCGTTACAAGATTGATGCTGATAATCAGACTAAGATTGCAGTAGCTGAGATTAGCGCATATCGTGGTACAGAAGAGAAGGATGCTAATAACAACGGTGTACCCGATCCTATGGAAATTGCTAAGGATGCTACATAGCAACGTAAGATTGCATCAGACGAGTATACTAAGCGTTATGAAGCTCGTCAGAAGAAGGAGATAGAAGATAAGAAGATTGAT